ATGCGTACCGCTCCCTCCCGCTACAGCTCTCTTACCATCGCCCTGCACTGGCTCATGCTGTTGCTGATCGCCGCGGTCTACGCCTGCATCGAACTCAAGGGCAACTTCGTCCGTGGCAGCGAGATCCGCGAAGGCCTCAAGCACTGGCACTTCATGCTCGGCATGGCGCTGTTTGCTCTGGTCTGGCTGCGCCTGCTCGGCCGCCTGCTGAGCAGGACCCCGGCGATCCAGCCGGCACCGCCCGCCTGGCAGGCCGGGCTGTCGCACCTGATGCACCTGGCCCTGTACGTGCTGATGATCGGCATGCCGCTGGTCGGCTGGCTGCTGCTCAACGCCGAAGGCAAACCGGCGCCGTTCTTCGGCCTCGAACTGCCGATGCTGGTGCAGAAGGACCACGCCCTGGCGGAAAACCTCGAGGAGCTGCACGAGTTCGGCGGCGTGGCCGGCTACTGGCTGATCGGCCTGCACGCGGTCGCCGGCCTGCTCCACCATTACGTGAAGCGCGACAACACCCTGACCCGCATGCTGCCGGGCCACGACTGAGCCGCGCCTGCAGCCGGCAAGCCCCGCCCGCTCCGCTCGCGGGGCTTGGCTTTGGCCGCGCGGTACTGGTCAAGCGTGGCTGGCATCGCTAGAATTGCGCACTTTTTGATCAGAGGCGCCAACCCGGCGCCCTTCGAGGTTAGCCTGCATGTCCACCGCCACACCCAAAGTCGGTTTCGTTTCCCTCGGCTGCCCTTGAGATAGTCAGTATATACAACGACAAAAGGCCCGGAGCCCCAGCAATTGCTGAGGCTCCGGGCCTTTCCATCTGGCGACTCTGGATTACTGAGCAGCAACCGCCTTCGCCCACTCCTGCAGCGCCATCAACCGCGCCCGGCACTGATCAGCCCTCCCCGTCACTCGGACAAGACCTGCTGCAGCTGCTGGGTGTAGGTCTGCTCGGGCTCCGGCTCCATCATCCACGCCGGCGGCGCCGGTGGCCGCTGGCACTCCACCGCAACTGGTCGGATCAATTCGGACGCGCAGCCGCTGGCGAGCAGCAGCGAGGTCAGCAGCGAGAGCATCGGTAGTGGTCTGCGCATGGGTCAGCTCCTGGTAGCGTTGTTGGTCGATGGCGGCTAGCTGCTGCACGAGCTGGGCGCGGATCTGCTGTTGCTCGGCGATGACGGCTGTCTGCGCCGCGGCGATGCGCTCGAGCTGCTGGGCGTGGTCGGCGCGCAGGGCAGACAGATCGACGGCGAGCCGCCAACCGTTGCTCACCCAGCCGATGGCGATCCCGACCAGCATGGAGAGCAGCGGCAGACGCAGGGCGGCGGGGATCATGCCGCCACCCCGCCGCACGCGCAGTACATTGCCACCAGCTCTGCGGGCGGGCGCTGCTCGGCTGCGCGCTCCTCTGCGTAAATCTCCAGCAGGCTGGCCAGGCGGTGCTCGCGCTGGCCGTAGCCGGCGCCCGGCAGGCTGGCCCAGATCGGCGCGGCCGCGGCGATAGCGCGCTCGATGCGCCCGGCCTGGATGTGCGGGAGGGCACCGCACTCGATCAGCAGCTTGATCGCGGCCAGATCCTGGGCCTCGGGGATGAAGCGCCCGCGGAACCCGTAGTTGCGCACGATCGCGTCCCAGGTGCGAGCGAGAAACTGGTAGCGGCCTGCGGCCGTTGACCGGATCCGGTAGCGTGGCAGGTCGACAAGCACGCGCGGGTGCTTGCTGTAGTCGTGAAACAGACTGCCGCCGACGATGACGTTGTAGCCGTCGTCGCTGACCTTGATCGTGCTGGTGCCCTCGCTCCAGGCGAGCATGTCGAGAAAAGCGAGCACGTTGATGCCGCCGGCCTGGACAGCAGAGAGTCGAGCCATGGGGATCTCCAGAAACAAGAAAGCCCGCACGGGACGGGCTGTGTCAGGCGGTGATCTTGTGCCAGGCGCCGTCCGGCGTGCCGCGCGCAAGCCACTCGTAGGGCAGGTCGTCTCGGCGCTACACCCACTTGTGGCGGTTGTCGAGGATGTAGCCGTCGACACTGCAGGCGAGGTGGCCCTCGCCGGTTTCGGTGCGGCACAGGATCAGGTCGCTGGCGATGCCTCGGGCGGCGAGCGTGTCGCGAACCCAGAGCGCGAAGTCCTCGCAATCGCCGATCAGCCCCGCCTGCCAGAACTCAGGACGCTGGTACTGGACGCTGTCGCGGATGTAGCGGTGGCCACGGTGAGCGGTGTCGAGCACGGCCTGCAGGGTGTCCATCAGCATCGGCCGCCTCGCGTGCGGTACTCGATGCAGCCCGCCGGCGGCGGCACCTCAGCGCCGACCTGGAACGGGGTGGGCGGGGCGGCGCAGGCGGACAGCAGCAGGCAGAGGGAGAGTGCTCGCAGGGCCAGAAAAACACGGGCGCCGCGCTTCACAGCCCCAGCTCCGCCTTGCGATCGCGGCCCCACTGACGGCACTCCTCGGCGAAGGCGTTGTAGAGCTCGTACTCGGCGCTCGGCGCGGTGCGCAGCAGCTTGATCTCGTCGGTGACGCTGTAGCGCTCGGCGATCTTGTCAGCGACGCGCGCTCGAATCAGAGCGACATGAGGCGAGGCGGCGCAGATGCGCTCGCGAAGCTCGATGTCAGGGTTGATGGCCTGGACGCTGGCGGCGATCTGCTCGGGCTGCTCGCCCAGCTCGGCGCCGTCAGGCAGTGCGGTATAGGTCACCCCATCCAGGGTGCACAGCTCGGTCGAGCCCTCGGGGGCGTTGAGGCGGTAGACGGTGTAGGCATCGGAGGCTTTCCGGTAGGCGACGATAGAGGGCATGGCGTATATCCTGTATAGTTTGGGAGTGACCCGCTAAAGGAATCATTACAATGAGCAGATGCAAGGATCTGACCGGGCATCGCTTCGGACTTCTGACTGTTATCGAGCGCGCCGAGAACACCAGCGCAGGGCGGACGCGCTGGCTTTGCCGTTGCAACTGCGGAGGAGTCAAGGTCGCAGCAGCTGCAGACTTGGGCAAGGGAAGCACGCGCTCCTGCGGGTGCCTTGCCGATGCCGTGCGGCGCAAGGCTGGACAGAAGCAGTGCCACGGCTACAGCCGATCCAGCATGCCTGGCGAATACAAGTCTTGGGAGAACATGCTGGCACGCTGCTACACGCCATCGCACAAGTCCTATCCGCGCTACGGCGGCCGAGGCATAGAGGTCTGCCAGCGATGGCGCGACTCCTTCCGCGCCTTTGCTGATGACATGGGGGCGCGCCCAGCGGGATGCAGCATCGAACGGATTGATGCCGACGTCGGCTACACGCCCGGCAACTGCCGCTGGGCGACAAGGACAGAGCAGGCCAATAACCGAGAAAACAACCGGGTGCTGGAGTTTCAAGGCGAAACGCTCACGGTTGCGCAGTGGGCGCTTCGTCTCGGCATCCCGCAGCAGCGCATACGATCCCGGCTCAATCGCGGCTGGCCAGCTCATAAGGCGCTCTCTTATGCCTCATTGCCCGAAGGTCGCACCGGGTAGCTGGCGGCACAGAAGCCCACGAGGGCGAGGGAGCTCGTGCGGGAGTTGTTCAGGCTGACGGCCCAGGGGCCAGCAACCGTCCCGTTGTCCCAGAACGCGCCGGAGATCGGACAGAGCTCATTGCGGATGTACTGGCCGAAGTAGTCCTGGCCGAACATCGAGGAGCCCGCGGTCGATGCGCCCATGGCCTTTGGCAGGCCGAGGCCGGCGAGCTGCCAGCCAGCACCCGAGGTGGCGGGGTCGAGCACCTGGTTGGCGGCATTGCCGAATTTCTGGGCGACGCCGTTGCTTGGGTAGTCGGTGCGGAACGGCAGAGCAACCGGCTCCATCATCGCCGCCACGCCGGTGGCGCCGAAGTGGTCGGTGGCCAGGGTGGCGCCGCCGGTGAAGTCCTTGAACTTGGTCGCTTCCTTGGCAATGTAGAACTGGCCAGAGGTCAGGCTGCCGCCGGAGGTGTAGGCGCCGAACGCCGTACCGTCCACGCCGTCGAGGGTGACGGTGTTGGCGTCCACCACGGTGACGGTGAACAGTCTGTCGTTGAGCTGGGTCATGCCGACGACCGCGGTGATCATCGCCACAGCGCCGGTGGCCAGGCCGTGGCCGGCGATGGTCAGCGCGACCGGGTTGGCCTGGGTGGCCTGGGTGATGCTCTTGCTGGTGGCGACGCAGGTCAGGCCCGGCTCGATGGTGTACATGTTGCCGTTGAGGTCGGCGATGCCGCAGGCCTGGCCGTTGTGGGTGGTCTTCGCGAACGGCACGCCGGAGCCGGTCCGGCCACTGTTGCCGCTGACGTAGCCGTCATGGGTGTAGGTGACGCTGGTGTCGTTGGTGTCCTTGAAGGCGTTGTTGTTGTTGCCCTTGGGGAAGTTGGTCACCCGCGCGGCATCGAACCAGGCGCAGCTGGCGGAGGTGTTGGCCGCCTGGCCGTGAGCCAGGGCGAGCAGGGCAAGGGCTGAGCGCATGAAGCGGCTGGCCGGGAAGAACTGCGGGCCACGGGTCTTGGCAGCAGCGAAGGCGCCGCCGTAGGTGTTGGACGGCGCCCCGGCCAGGTCGCTGAACGGGTTGTGCGCGGCGGCGCTGGACAGCGGCGCACCGTTCTTGACCGAGCTGGCGATACCGCCGTTATTGCTGCAGCGGTACTTGTCGTACATGAAGCCGGGGACGATCTCGCCGCCGTCGATGAAGACGCGGTGCAGGGCGAAGCCGGCGGCAGTGGCCGCGTTGCGATCGGCGAAGGTCTGTAGCGGGCGGATCTCGACCGCGTTGGCGCCGTCGCGGGCGTAGTTCGGCGCGTCGGCGTGGCCGACCCGGTAGTAGAACGCCGGCACCCAGACCATGATCGATCCGTCGCTGTAGCGGTAGTTGCCGTACTCGCCGGAGCCGAGGGCGTAGGTTCCGGCCAGCGCGGTGAAGCCGGCTGTGAGGGTCGGGCAGATGCCGACGCCGAAGCCGGTCAGTCCGGGGGTACCGATGTCGTTGACGCGCACGGCGCCCATGGACAGCAGGGCGGCGCCCGCATCGCCGAGCCAGCGCGCATCGATGACCCCGGCGTCATTGGCCCGCGGCACGGCGTTGGCTGATGGCGTCAGGGTGCCGGTATCGGCGACCGGCTGAAAGTACGCGATATTTGTCGGCAGCGTGCCGACCGGGGGCGTAGCGGTGCACACATAAGTAGCGGCTCCGTACTGCAAAAAATCGAGCGGTTGGTATTGCGCGGCAGAGCTGTACGCGCCCTTGTGGATCGGCTTGACGCGGCCAAGGTTGACTGTAGGCATTGCACTTCCTCAGTAGGTGACGATCAGGTCGCCGCTGGCGTTGATCGCCATGGCCGAGACGGTCGGTGAGTTGTAGCTGACGATCAGGTCGCCGTTGGAGTCCACCTGCATGGCGCCGACGCCGTTGGCCAGCACCTCGCCCAGGGCGAGCAGCGCGGTATTGGCTGCGGCGGCGCTGGATGTGGCGGAGCCGGCGCTGCTACCGGCGGCCGCTGCAGCAGTCGTTGCCAGGAGCCTGTCGGCGGCGGCCGCGAGGGCGGCGGTTGATGCGGCAGAGGCGCTGGCAGATGCGGACACCGATGCACCCTGCGCAGCAGCAGCGGAGACCGCTGCGCCGGAGGCGCTGTTCGCGGCTGCTGACGCGCTGGCCGCCGAGTCGCTCGCCCGCTGCTCTGTCGCGGCGGCGCGCTCATCGGTGTGCTGCGCCTGGGCATTGGCTTGCGCCTGGAACTGCGGCAGCGAGCCAAGGAAGGCGTCGGCGCGCTCGGTAAATGTGCTGGGGCTGTCGGCGCGACTGGGCGGGATCGGCAGCGGAGAGATCAGCGGTGCGGTCATCAGATGATGCCCTCGACGGTGATTGCGCCGTCACAGATGGACGGCCCGGTGATGGGTAGGGAGAAGTCACGATAGAAGCCGAAAATGATCGTCGAGCCGATACTGGCCTCGCCGATCCAGACAACTGGCTGGGCGCGGATTGCGGCAAGTTCGCGCTGCACGAAGGACACTCGCGAAGTGTCCACAGCGACATCGAACTCGGCGCGCTTGCTGTATGGGCGCTTGACGATGATCGTGTTCCCGAAGCTGTCGACCTCTTTCCGGGAGTAGTCGGTGATGCCGACACTGGTCCCGTACAGCGCCACGCCCAGCGTGCGTAGCCGGCCGAGCGCGAGATTGCCGATCGCGACCGCTGAGTCCGAGCGCACATCGACAGCGATGACCGCCGCCGGGTACGCCGGCAAGTCGTCGAGCACGACGTCAGTGCGGTAGTCGTAGTCGCCGAAGAAGTAGGCGTACCAGTCCTCGGCGCCGGCATCGATCAAGTCAACCGTCCGCTGGTAGACCTCACCCTCGCTGGCGTCCGTGACCGTCACGCTGGCCGACACCCCCAGGCAGTTGATCAGTGCGAGCGCGTTGACCAAGGCGCCCGGCGTGACGGTCACAGAGATGTCGCCGGCGGCGACGGTCTGGCTCGACACGCGGTCGTCGAACATCCGCCAGCGGTTGGTTGCGCCCAGGTCGAGCCAGGTCGTGCCGGGATCGATCAGCGGATCGATGTCGGAGTGCGCCGCGAGCGCTTCCCAGATGCGGTGGCCGCGTATCCGGCGGTCGCCGACGAGATAGGAGGCCGACGCCTCCCAGTCCGGGTAGTCGTCTTCCGCGACATTGCTCGAGGTCAGCCGCGCATCGCTGATGTCGATTGGTTTGATGATCCTCATGCAGTGCGTGCTCCAGGCATGCCGTCGTAGTCCCAGCGCTCGAGGAACTCGACTCGCTTGGCGGTTTGCTGGGTGTGCTTGGCGATTGAGCGCAGGGCGTCGCTGAGCCCATTGACCGCGGCGCGCAGGGTGCGCACCTCGGCTGCGGCCTCCGCGCCGCCGCCGAGCATGGCTGCGGTCTGGCTTGCGCTGTAGATCCGGCTCGGGCCAGTCACCTCCAGCTCCGGCCCCTGCTCGCCGACCAGCCGGATGCCGCCGGAGTGAAGTCCGCCACGGGCGAACGCGGGGAAATAGCTGGCGTCGAGCTTGAGGCTCTTCGCCACCGCGTCGAGCTGGGCCTTGGTCAGCAGGCTGATCGCATCCTGGGAGACGCCGAGCAGCGCGGCGACCCCCTTCTCCATCTTGTCCTCGGTCAGATTGCTGTAGTTGGTGGCGGCCGGCGCCGGGTTGGCAGTGCGCGCAGTGATCGCATCGCCGAGCAGGCGCGCGACGGCCAAGTCCAATTTGTCGACCGTGGCGGTGGCGATCACCCCGTCGATGACGTTTTCGCCCAGGCTCAGCGCCGTGCCTTTGCTCAGTCCGAGGTTCTTCGCCAGTGCCGCCAGGTCGGCGAAACCGAGCGCCGAGAACTCGCTGCGGTCGAGGCCGGTGGCGGCGGCCAGCGCGCGCTCCAGCTTCGCCTCAGACACGCCGGCATAGCCGCCGTAGTTCGGCGTGGCGGTCTGGATCATCGCGCCGAACACGCCGAGCGCGTTGTCGCTGATCTTGCCCGCATCGGCCTCGCCGATCAGGTTGGCGATGTCGATGGCGTTCTGCCGCTTGACCTCGGCGGCGATCAGGTCCAGGCGCTCGATGGTGCCGTTGCCGGAATCGTCGACCGATTTGATCAGCGCCTTCAGGCCATCGTTGCTGGCGACCACGCCGATCTCCTGCTGCAGGTACTTCTGCAGCTCGGAAGCCGTCAGCTTGCCGTCGAGGTTGCTGTCGATCAGTGCGAAGTCGGCGCCGATCTGCTCGCGCAGTTGGCCGGACTCAATCAGCAGGTCGACGATGCGCTGGTTGCGGTAGCGGTCCAGCTCCGTCTGCGTCAGCACGGCGTCGTGATTGGCGTCGGCCACCGCCAGCAGCGCGGCGATGTCCTCGGCAGGCACATCAAGCACCGCCTGCAACTGGCCCTCGGTGAGGGTTTTCAGTCGCAGGTCGGTCATCTGCGTCTTGAGCTCGGCGGCAAGGGCGTCCGTGCCAAGCGCGTAGCGGCTGGCGAGCAGCTCAAGGCCGCTGATGGTGCCGTTGCGGTTGAGGTCCAGCTGGCCAGCGACGTATTCCAGGCGCTCGACCGCGGCCTGCTGCTGCGCTTCGATGGCCGACACCACGCCGTCGCCGTTGGCATCCAGCGCCGCAATCACCGCCAGCAGCTGCTCGTCGCTGGCCTTGCCGGCCAGGGCCGAACTGAGCTCGTCGAAGGTCAGCAGGCCGTCCATGTCGGCATCGAGCAGCTCGAAGCCGGCGCGCACCGCTGCCACAACGGCGGCGGGGTCGTTGCCGGCGACGGCTGCCGACAGCGCGCCGAACCCGTCGGCCAGCTGGTCGCGCAGCGCCTGCTGCAGCTCGGCATCGGCAGCCTGGTAGGCGGCCAGCGCCTCGGCGACCGACAGCACCGACGCATTGAGCACGCCCAGCGCGGTCAGCTGCTCCTCGAGGGTGGCGAGCTGCTCCAGGGCGACGTCGCGCTGCTCGATCGCGCCGTCCTCGGCGGCGAGCGTCGCAGCCTGAATGCCAGCCAGCTCGCGCGCATACTCCTCGCGGCTGGCGGCACCGGCCAGCGCGGCCTGGGCAAACTGGCGCCCGACCGCCGGCAGGTCGGCCATGGCCGCTGCATCGCCGGCGGCGGCCGAGGCGGACACCGCTGCGAACTGCCGGCGCACGGCATCGAGCTGGATGAGTGGGCCATCGAGAGCGAGCAGGGACTGCCCGACCTCGCCGCGGAAGCTGGCCAGCGAAACCGCCAGCGCATCGAAGCCCCGGGCAGCGGTCGCGAGCGCCTGCGATTCGGCGTTGTAGGCGCCCATCAGGCTGGACAGCGCGCTGTCGCGCAGCTGGGCTGCTGCGGCGCCCACCGAGTTGAGCGCCGAAACCAGCGACTGCATCTGCGGCGCCATCGCGAGCAGTGCCAGATACGTGGCCTGGCCGGACTCTGTGGCCAGGTCCTGCGCCTCGACCAGCGCGCGGAAACCAGCCGTGGTGGCTGGCAGAGTCAGGCCCAGCTCGCCGAACTGATAGAGCATGGCGCCCTGCAGGTCGGCGGCCTTCTCGGCGTCGCTGAAATAGGCGTCGTAGTAGGCGCCCTGCAGCGTCGCCAGCTGCTCCATGCCGCCCGCCATCTCCTGCAGCTGTTTGGCCAGCTTGGCGCCGGCCGGCGAGGCGTCGAAAAGGGCGAGGTTGAGGGTTTCGAGCGAGGCGTTGACGGCGCGCAGGGTGGTCGCCAGCTCGGCAAGCTGCTCGAAGGTCAGTCCGGCCAGCTCGCGGTTGCGGCCGATGGCCAGGGTGGCGGCCTTGTCGGCCACCCCGCCGAACCACTTGGCGATGTCCTCCTCGAGCTTCTTGCTCTTCGAGCTGAAATGCTTGCGACCGACGTTGAGGCCGAGCAGCACCTGCTCGCTGACATCGATGCCCAGTGCCGACATGGCGTCGAACACGCCATTGGTGGTGGCGGCAAACATCTCGTCGAAGGCGGCGGCCTGGTCACCGCTCATAGCCGAATAGCGGTAGCGCTTCTTATTGCTGCCGAACAGGCCGCCTTTCTTCTTCTGAAACTCGTAGTTGAAGCCCTGCATGTCGCCGCTGCGCACCTGCAGCGCGAGGCCGGCGTCCTTGGTGATCCAGTCGCCGCCAAACAGCGAGCCGCCGAGCCACCCGCCAAGGGCGCTACCGAGGAAGCCGCCGATGCCGGGCAACAGCATGTTGCCGATGATCGCGCCAACCGCCGCGCCGGCGCCGCCGGTCGCAGCCCCCTTCCATCCGGACTGGCCGTAGCCGTACAGGGCGCCGCCGAGACCAGCGAGACCGACGCCAGCCGCCGACATGCCGGAACCCGCGACACCGCCGAGACCGTGGTTGACGATGTTGCCGGCCGAGTCGAGCATGACGCCCGCCCCGCCCTGCGCAGCGCCGCCGAGCATGCCTCCCATGGCATTGGAGCCGTACTGCCAGCCCGCAGTGGTCGCGCCTTGCAGGCCACCCCACAGGCCGCTACCGGCATTCCAACCGGCAGTGACAGCCTGGCCGAAGCCACTGGTGCCGAGGCTGTAGAGGCTCTTGCCGGCGCCGAAAATGTCGTACAGGCTGCCGCCACCGGCTGATCCGCCGCCAAGGGCAGGCCCCCAGATACCAGACCCGCCCGCCGCCAGCGCCTGCGGGCTGCCTCCGACGCCAAGAGCTGCGCCGATACTGAGCACGATCGGCCGGGTGATGGCCATGTGGGCCAGCTCGGCGAGCATCTGCCTGAAGGCGTTGGTCAGGCTGTTCTTGAAGCCGTCGAAGCCGTCACCGATGTTCTTCCAGGCGTCAGCGAAGGCGCCGTCGACGCGCTCGAGGGCCGACTCGGTCCACTGTGCCCACTCGGAACTGCGGCGCATGTTCTGCGCCTGTTCCGCGTCGAGCTTGGCCAGCAAAGGCCGCGCACGCTCGGCTGCCGCGCCGCCCTGCTTGATGATCTCGTTGAGGCGGGCGCGCTCGGCGTTGTACTTGCGGGTCGCGGCGGCGGCCGGGTCGAGGCGATCCTCGAATTGGTCGAGCATGTCCGCCGAGGCCTTGAGCGCCTTGTTCAGCTCCTCCTGGGCCTTGGCCTGCTTGTCCCATTCGGCTCTGTTCTGCGCATCCCAAAGCGCAGACATGGTTGCCGTGTACTGCTCTGCACTGATCTTGCCGGCCGCCCATGCGGCGTCAAGCATGGCGGCGGATTCGGCGTTCTGGCGCTGCGCCGCATCAGCGGGAAGCAGCTTGTCGAGCAGGCGCTGCAGCTCATCAGCTTCGCGCTTCGCGGCGGCGGCGCCATCCTTTCCACCGCGGGCCGCGAGGGCGGCGCGCTCGCGCTCAGCCTTGTTGCGCGCTTCAACCTGGTCCAGCAGCCGGGCATTGCTCAGTGCGGCCTGCTGATCAGTCTCGCTCAGGGCGCCGGCGTAGCCCTTGGCGATCTCGATGGCGACGCGCTGCTCGTTGGTCAGCTGCCCCGCAAGATCGACGCGCTTCTGCAGGCCGGCCAGGTAAGTCGCGCCGGCGGCATCGGTTGTCGCGGCAGCCAGATCGCGCTGAGCATCGGCCGCGCCTCGTGTTGAGCCCTCCAGCAGATTGAGGATGCGCGACAGCTCGGCGGCCTGCTCGCCGGACTCACCGAGCGAACCGGCAAGCTCGACCAGCTTGTCGATGGCCTCAGCAGAAACCCCCTTGGTGCCGCGCAGGCGCTCGATAACCGCCAGCCAGTCAACATCAATGCCGTCCTTGGCGTCGGAAACCGACTTGCTGACCAGCCACATTGCATCCTGCACATCTTGCGACAGCGCGGTGATTCCCCAGCCGCGAAGCTCAAAGTCGAACTCGCGCTTGAGGGCATCGGCCTGCCGCTTGGCATCCTCCACAGTGCTGCGCAGCTCTTCGCGCAGGCGCTCGAGGCGCAGCCCCTGCACCTGCTCGCTGACCTTCTGGAAGCTGGAAACCAGCTCGTCGTTGCTGCGGCCGAGGAACTCACTGGCCAGACGCGCCTCGCCGGCGTCGCGGGCGTACAGGTAGAGCGCGCCGGCAGCCAGGGTGGCCACGCCTAGCGGCCCGCCGAGCAGCGCCATGGCACCCGCGGAGGCGCGCACGGCGGCAGTCTTGGCGTTGATCGCTGCAGCCGCAGTGCCAGATACGCCCGCCATGCGCGCCAGTGCGGCCTGGTACTTGATAGCCTCGATCTGCGCGGCCGCGAACGACAGTGCAGACGCCCCCAGCGCAGCGACTACACGGCCACCGACAACCAGGGCGAGCACTTCGCCGCCGCGAACCAGCAGATCCACGTTCTGCGTGAGCTTGACCACCACTTCGGACATGGCGTTGTAGCCAGCGATGGCTCGGTCGGACAGCCTGAGCTGATCGGCCATCGCAATGCTGGCCTCTTGCGCCATCTGGCCCAGGGTGTCCTGCGCGCCGGCCAGGCCCTCTGCCTCTTTACGTGCAAGGCCACCGAAGCTGCTCGCTACGGTATCGAGGATGATCGCTTGAGCCTCGAGCAGCTGATTCTGCTCGACGAGCGTTTTGATCTGCGCCTTCTGCTGCTCGTCGAAATTGAAGCCGATCCGGGTCAGCGACGAAAGGCGTTCGGCGGGGGCGTCGAGCGCCTTGGCCAGGGTTTCGGTGGCGCCGATCAGGTTGCCCTGCATCAGGGTGGACAGGTCGTTGGCCAGCTCGATGGTGCGACTGAAGTTCTCACCCTGTACGTTCGAGTAAGACAGCAGCACCTGCTGGGCGTGCATTACGCCCTCAGTGCTAGCCAGAGTCGCGAGCGCGAGATCGCGCGCCTGCTGATGCAGCTCGCGGGCACTGAAGCCTGCCGCGGCGCCCGTGGTCTTGATCATCGCCTGAGTGCGCAGCAGGTTGCGCTGCAGCTGCTCCTGCTCGACGAGCGCGCCCTTGAAGAACGAGCCTGCGCTGAACGCGGCGAAGGCACCGGTGGCGGCCTTGACGGACGCCGCCAGCAGGCTCATGCCTTGGTCCAGGCCGCCGATTGCGCTGGAAGCGGCGCGATTGAGGCGGTCGAAGGCGGAATCCACGCGACCCAGCTGGTTGTCGATGGTGCGCGAGGCCGCACCGGTGGCAGCCTCTGCGCGGGTCAGCTCCTGGCGCAGCTGCGCCGTGGTCGCCTCGATGCGGACCAGCATGCCCTGTACGTCGGTGCCTGCCATAATTTTCCTCCGGGCAATAAAAAACCCGCCGAAGCGGGTTGTGGCAAGGCGCGCTGAAGCGCGGCTGATTACCGCCCTCGCAGTGCTTTGCGCATCTCCGGCGCGCCCATGCGCGGCGCCGGCTTCGGCTTTCCGCCACCACCGAATGGGTTTGTCAGGTTGGCCCACTCAACCCGGGCGTCGAGCGCAATCAGCAGCTCGGGGATCGGCGTGCGCCAGGCGACATCTGGCGTCCACCCGAGCCAGCCAGTGGCCACGCCGAACAGGTAGTCGACGTAGCTCCCGGCCTCTACCGCGCTGCGGGCTTCTTCGCCGGCGGGACGTTTCCCTCGGCACTCGCCTGCGCGGCGCGGGGGTTGAGCAGTGCAGCCACGTAGGGGACGAGCTGCGGAGCCACGTCGCTGATGCCGGCTTCCCAGACTGCAGCTGGGAGCGCTTCTGCGTCAGCGGCGGTCAGGCCGGCGCCCGCGGCGATGATGTGGGCGCAGCCATCGATGGATAGCTCATTCACAGTCACGATGGCGGCGCGAAGGCCGCCGAAGCGTGCCTCGATGGCTCGCACCGCGCCGAGCGTCGGGGTCAGGGTGTGGATGTCGTCGCCAACGGTGACGGTTACGGTGCCGTACTGGGTCTTGCTCATGGCTTCTCTCGCTCAGGTGTGGTGATGAAGGCCTCGCCAGGCGGCGAGGCCGGATCATCAGGCGGCGTCTTCGAGGATCGGGCTGTTGATGGCCACGGTCACGACGCGCTGGACGATGCTGCCGCCGTCGCCCGGTTGCTTGCGGATGCCCTGCACGGCAACGGCCATGTAGTCGGCCGGCCCATCTTCGTACTCGACCTTCACGGGGTACAGGTAGTAGTAGCCCGCTCGGTCCTGGCTGGCAGCGACCAGTGCGTCCTGGCCGGCATCGCCGGCGTCGAATGCGATGGTCAGCTGAGTGGTGCCGCCATCGGCGATGCCCTTGAGGTGGATCGTGCGAGATTCGGCGAGCTTGTTGTAGGTGACGTCGCCGATGCTGTCGCCGTACTCGCCAATGCTGATCAGCTCGCCGATTTCGGTGTAGGTGATGCCGACGGCCTTGAGTGCGGCAAGGTCGGTGGCTTCGTTGCCGCTGAGCGCGGCGGTCAGCTTGGTGCCGATGAACACGCGAGTGCCGGCGCCGGTGGATACGGACATGGTGGGTGTCTCCAATGGTTCAGGGTTGGGATGGATCAGTGCTGCGTCATGACGCTGATGACGGCCTGGCCTTGATAGGTCCGGCCATCGGCGTCGCGTTGAGTGCTCTTGCGCTCGACGCGCAGGCGCGTCACGGCGGCGAGCGGGACCGACAGCGACTCATTGAAGTACGGCTGCCAGCCGGCAACATCGATGACGCCTGTAATCAGCGCCAGGCGCTGGCCGTGAAGCACGAGGTCGATCTCGGCCAGCAGGCGCTTGACTTCGGCCTGGCCGGGGTAGTTGCTCCAGACAGACAGGTACAGCCAGCGCTTCTCAAGCCGGCACGCCAGCAGGTCGGCATTACTGGCCACCTCGTAGTCGATCGTCACATAGGGCGGGGCCGCATCTTCCGGGACGGCGTCATAGACCGGGCAGCTCATTCCGGCGCTGAGCATTCTGTACAGCGCGGCCTGCAGCTCGACGGTTGGATCGCTCATGCTCCCTCCGCGGCGCGCTTGAGCGTGGCATCGATAGCGCCACGGATGATGGCGATCACTTCGTCGCGGTTCATGTCCATGGCCGGGCCCATGAAGGGTCGCGCTGGCAGGGCGGGAATGTCCGGGTGCTTGCCGAAGAAGTGCTGCCCGTCGGTCTTGTTTGTGGATCGCCGGTTACGGTTGCCCGCGCGCTTGTCGCCCTTGGTGCCCTTGGTGCCGAACTCGACGAAGCGCAGGTAGTAGAACTCGCGCTGCTTCTTCTTGCCGCGGATGCCGATCTGCGCATCCAGGCCGCTTTTGGCGACGAATGCCTCGAGCGCGCCGGCGGCGGCACCGGTGTCCCTGGGGATCAGCTGCTTCATGTCGGCAAGAACGGTGTCGGCGGCCTGCTGCATGGCCGGCTTGAGCTGGTTGTCCATGGTCTTGTGGATGTTGCGCAGGGTGCGGCGCAGCTTGAAGTCGCCCAGCACGCGGGATCGCCTGGCCATGTCGCCTCCTACGGATTCGGGACGTTGGAGCACAGCAGCCGGAGCATGCTGTTGCGGTTGTCGGGCAGCACAGCGTCGATGCGGTAGACCATCACGCCGTGCACCAGGCGGCGGCCGGCAAGCAGGTCGGCGGCTGGGCGGCAGCGGATCTCGGCAGTGATCACCGATTGCAGCTGCTGAGCCACGACATCGGCCCGGCCGGTCGGCAGGGTGACCTCGGCCCAGACCTTGCGCAGCTCAACCCAGCCCTGGGCGTAGCCGCCCATGCCGTCCGGGGTGCGCTGATCGGCCTGCAGGGACAGGCGGTGACGCAGGGGGCCGGCTCTCATACATTGGCCCACCTGTGCGGCATCCACAGCGCCCTGGTTGCCATGGGCATCTCAGTCGTGATGGCGCCCGAGATCGCTGACTCCCGATTGGCGTACCAGTGCCCGACCAGCAGCAGCGCGCCCTGCACGATGCTGGGCGTGATGTGCAGGGCATTCCCGAGCGGATCAGGCAGCGGCTGCGCTGGATCAACCAGGGTGCGATTGGTCCACGTCTCAAACGTGCTGATGGCGGCATCGATGTAGAGCTGAATCAGCGCATCTTCTTCGTCGCCATCAACGCGCAGATGCTCTTTTGCCACGCTCAGGCCGATCATCCTTTGGACCTCTGGCGCGGCTCAGCCTTTGCGGTGGCGAACTTGGCGACCTTGAGGTGCTCGATGGCGACCAGGGCGCAGCGGTCGCTGACCTCCTGCTCGCCAGTCGGCACGGTGATGATGCGATTGCCGTCCACCGCGAAGCGGAACGGCGTAGTGACAGTGATCGTCGGCATGGCGACCTCCAGAAAGGAGGCGCCCGAAGGCGCCCCCAGATCCGTTAAACGCTGAGGGTCAGCACCTTCACCGCCTGGGAGTCGACGAGCATGCCGCCGACGCGCTTGGTGGTGTAGAAGCCGACGTAGGGCTTGTTGGTGTAGGGGTCGCGCAGAACGCGGGTGCCGATGCGGTCGACGATGGTGTAGGCGCGCTTGAAGTCGCCGAACAGCACCGCGTTGGCATCGGCTGCAACGTCCGGCATGTCCTCATTCTCGACGATACCGTAGCCCTGCAGCGTGGACGGCTGACCGGCCTGCAGGCCGGGCTGCCACAGGTAGTTGCCCTGGTCATCCTTGAGCTTGCGGCAGGCCGCGACGGTCAGACCGGACATCATCCACGAGGCGTTGCTGCGGTATTTGCGCTTGAGGGCGTAGACCAGGTCGATCAGGTTGTCGCCGCTGAAGGTGCCGGCCGCGCCGGAGTGGATCTTCTGCAGCTGACCGAAGGCGCGGGTGGCATCGCCATCGGCGCTCAGGGTGTAGGCCAGCAAACCCTTCGGCTTGTTGGTGCCGTTGCCCAGCAGGAAGGCGCTGCCCTCCTTCTCGGAGAACTCGGTTGCAACTTCGCCCTGCAGCCACTGCTCGGCGTTGAAGAACATGTCGTCGAGACTGGTCTGGGTGGTCTGCGGGTTGGCGTAGATCTCACCCATGAATGCCACGATCTGCGCCAGGGTCGGGGTGCCGGTGGCCCGACGGGCGTCGGTTTCGCCGACCCAGCCGGAGCCAGCGCCGCCGAGGCTTACCAGCTTCTTGTAGTCCGGCGTGCTCAGGGTGATCTGGTTGCACACCTGGCGCATCGGAGACTCGTCGCGCAGCAGCTCGATGATGGCGCGGTCCAGTTCCTCAGGCACGGCATAGCCGCCGTCGGCCTCGACGGTGGTCTGCAGGGCCTTGGCCTGCAGCTCGGCCAGGCCGTCGTCCTTGCCTTTGCGCACGAACTGCAGGAACGCGGCCTTGTGCTCGGATACCTCCTTGCCGCCGGAGACACCTGGGCGCTTGAGGCCAGCCAGCTCCTTCTCCAGCGCGGACTTCAGCTCGTCCAGCGCGCCCAGCTTCTCGTTCAGGCTGTCGACCTGGCCGGACAGCTTGCCTTTTTCGGCCTCCAGCGCTTCGACGCGCTTGTCGTTGGTCGACTTGAACTCGTCGAACTTCTTGCCGAGGGCTTCGGCGACTTCCTTCACATCTTGAATATCAACGGCCATGAGAGGCTCCTTCGATTCGGTTCATCAGGGATTTCAGGGATTGCAGCGCCTCGTCAGCGCCCGCCTCTCGCGGGGTGATCGCGCTGTAGCCTTTGGCCATGAAGGCCTTGGCTTGGGAGCCGGAAAACCCAACCTCTCGCAGGGCTCGCTCCACTTTGCTCGGCGGCGGGGTCTCGCCGCGTTCGAGCAGAGACTTCACTTCGGAAATGCGCGCTTCATCGTTGGCCGGGAAGGTGACCAGGGAGACTTCCCACAGGTCGATCTCCTTGAGCAGCCAGCCGCCCTTGTCGCGGTCGTACTCCCAGTCGTTGAGGATGTAGCCGATGGAAAGACCAGACAGGCTGCCGGCCTTCATGTGCGCGTGCGCGCGCTTGGCCAGCGGGTCGTCGTCGATCAACAGGCGGCCCTTCACATAGAGGCCGGTCTCGTCCTCGCGCATCTCAGTGTAAACGCCGATGGGCTCGCTCATGTCGTGTTGCCAGAGCAAGGCCGGCAGGCGGCCCTTGCCACTCCAGTCGTTCAGCGACTTGAGGAAGGCGCCTGGCACGACGATGTCGGAATAGCTGTCCTTGACGCCGAACACGGAGCCGTAGCCTTCGAACTCGCCGCTGTCGCTGACGCTCTTGAGGGTCAGCGGCATGTCGAGGCGCTGCTTAGTTTTCATTCCCGGCCTCCGGGTTGGTGGTCATGTTCATGGGGGTCAGGTAGATGTCGCCGCCGGCGCGGGGGTTAAGGTCTTCCAGCTCGCGGCAGTCGTTGGGGCTGAGGATTCCCCACTGGATGCCCTTGCCGTAGGACTCGTAGCGGCCCTTGAGGTCGCCGCGCAGCAGGGCGCCGGCGTTGAACTTGGCGTAGTGGCTGGCCTGGTCCTTCTCGCTGAGCAGGCCGACGCGAATGCGGTGCTCGATACGGGTCAGGTAGGGCACCAGCGAGTAGTTGACGAACGACAGGCCGAGGTTCTCGACGTTGTTGAAGGTGGCCTTCTCGAGGCTGGCGACCAGGTGCGGCGGCACGCGGAAGATGGCGCAGATCTCGTCGCGCTGCATCTTGCGGGTCTCCAGAAACTGGCTGTCCTCGGCGTTGAGGCTGATCGGCTTCCAGTCGAGGCCCATCTCCAGAACCATTGGCCGGTGGGCGTTGGCCACGCCCATGTGCTCGCCGGTGAACTGCGCCTTGAGTCGGGCGAAGGCATCGTCCGTGAGCTGCTGCTCGGTGCGCAGCACGCCAGAGGTCACGGCACCATTGGTGAACAGGCGGGCACCGTGCTCTTCGGTAGCCAGTCCGAGGCCGATGGCCTGCCGGGCGTAGGCGACGGGATTGAGGCCGTTGAGCCCATCGAACGTGAACAGCCGGACGTGCCAGATCTCGTCCTGGTAGAGCGTACGGCGCGTGCCATCGCGGAAGGTGACTTCGTAGCTGACGGTCCAGTCGTCTCCCAGCTTTGGCTTCACGCAGCCCGGGTCGATGGGGAGCAACTCCACCACATTGCCCAGCGCCCATACCTTGTAGGCGTAGAAGTTTCCGCGCAGGCACAGGCAGACCACGAGCAGTTCCCAGAACTCCTGGGCGGTCATGTAGCCGTTCGGCGCCACGCTGAGCAACCGGTGCAGGCGATGGCCTGTGGCGGTCTCGCGGGTGCGCCCGGACTCCTTCATCAGCCGGCACGGCAGCATGCCGACCGACTCGGCCAGCACGCGCACGCAGCCGAACACGGTGGTCATCTGCATGGCCCGAGTTGTGGTGACCGTCTGGCCGGCCACGGTCTCGTAGCCGATTCCCAGCGCCGCGGCGAGCTTCTCCGCCGTGTCGATGACGACAGGGTCGCTCTTGGCGCCGAACAGGCCGAGCAGCTTTGCAATCATGCCCATCAGAGCGTCCTGATTCCGTGTTTGAGGATGTGATCGGAGAGCCCGCCAGCGGGCGTCGCCGGGTTGGTGGCCATCAGCGATACCGCGCAAAACAGGGCCATCAGCGGGTCGATCTTGGCCGAGCCGCTGGCCTGCTTGGTGATGAGGATCGAGTTGCCGCGGGGCTCGACGCGGGCGTTACCGCAGCACCAGAGCATCATCGGCTGGGCAGCGACGAGCAGGCCGCCCTCGGCCAGCTTGCGCTCGGTGGTCTTGATCGCTCCGCCGAGACGCCAGCCCTGGCTTACGCCGACCACCTTGTCCTGCTCGACGCCTCGGTCGACGATGGCTTCGAGGATCGCGCCGATGCCGGCCGGGTCGACGCCGACCTGGTGCAGCAGCCCGACCTGATCGAGCCCGTACACGATGTCGGCCACCTCCTCGACGTCGTCGCCGATCCGCTCGACCAGCACCAGGTCGCCGTCGCGAGCGTAGTCGTGCAGGTTCGCCGCGATGTCCTTGCGGCGCTCGAGCACGGACGGGTGCGCCCAGGCGCGGCACCAGCCCCGCCATTCGCGGGTCGTGCGATCCCGGCCGACGACCGACAGGCCCAGCAGGTCGTCGAGGCCGCCACCGTCGATACCGACGGTGACCACTTCACAGCGCTCGATGATGCTGGACAGAGCGATCTCCTGGCGGGAGCAGGCCTCCCAGAAGTCGGCTCCAGCCCAGCGGTCCGAGCGCAACGCCATGCCGATCTCGACGTTGAGGTGCTTGGCAAGGAACTTCTGCAGGGTGCCGTCGGTACTGTCCCGGTAGCGCCGGAGCTGATCCTCCAGCCACTCGCGGCTGACCGAGCGCCCCAGGTTGGGGTTGGTGATGTAGAAGTTCTCAGGCCGCAGGTAGGCCTTGCTCCTGACCATGCCTGCCGGGAACTCGTAGAGGACGCCCAGCGAGCGCCGGTCGATCACCTTGCCGTCGCGCACGTCGCGGTAGTAGTTGAGCTTCTCGCGGAACACACCCGCCGGCGGGTCTTCGCTCTGGGTAGAGAGGAAGATCACCCAGCCCTCGTCGCGCGATACCTGGCCGCCAGTGGCCTCCATGAGCATGCCGGCGGCGTTGGCTTTCTTGCCGAACAGCCAGAGTTCGTCGATCAGGATGCGACCGGACTTCTTGCCGGACACCGTGTCGGTATCGGCGGCTACGACCTTGAGGCTGGCATGCGATACCCGATGGGTGATCGTCCGCACATGGTCCTGCACGTGGAACAGCGCGGACAGCTCCGGGTCAGCGCGCACCATGCCCGCGGCGGGCACGAAGCTGTTGTCGGCCACCTCCTTGGTAGGCGCGAGGATCAGGTGCTCTTCGTCTTCGCGCCAGCAGAGGATCACCGCCGTCAGCATGATGCCGGCGGCGATGGTGGACTTGGTGTTCTTCTTGCTGATCAGCAGGAAGAACTCGCGGATCAGCTGCTTGCCGGTCTCGGCGTCGTAGCCGCCGAAGATGGCGGCCACGAAATCGAACACCCACTGGTCGCTGCACTCGCCGAAGGTTGGCTTGCCGGGCAGGTCGACTACGCGCAACTGCTTGAAGATGGCCAGCGCCTGCTCGGCCTGGGCGGGGTAGATGGGCGCAGGGATGATGCTCTCCCCTGCCCTGAGCCGTTCCTCCCAGTCAGGGCACGAGGTTTGCCATTCCATCTCACTTGACCAGTTTCAGTTGGGAGGGAGGCGGCGCGGCCGGCGAGAAGCGGCCAGTCGCAACGCTCTCGGCGGCCTTTTCCTGCTGCTGCTTCTTCCCGCTCTCGCCGAGCTTCTGATGCTCGAATGGCAGCAGCGCCACCGCGGCCTGGATGCGGGTCTTCGGGTCGAGGCGCCGGTCGTTCATCGCGTGGCGCAGCAGCTCCTTCGGGTCATCGAAGAACTCGCCGCCCAGCTCCACGTCGACATCGGGCGGCACGGCATCGCGCCCAGCTGCAGGCGTCGCTTCGGACTCCAGATGCTTGAGCCTGGCAAGGTGCGCGATGACGTTCGGGTGCCTCTCCAGCTTGGCTGCTGCTTGAGTTGCGGTTTTTGCCGGGCATCCAGCAGCCAGCGCCGCTTCACGCCGGCCAGCCCCAGCGAAACGAGCCTCCGCGTATAGCGTCTGCTGCCTTGTCAGTGCCATAACCAGAGCCTCAGTAACCGTAACCAGGAACCGTAACCGAAGTGGTTACAGGGGAGATTTTCTGCACATGAGAGGACAGGAGGTTTCCTGTAGCGCAAGGTATGAACTTTCGACCCTCCCCCTACCCCTGCAGGTCGCGCTCAGTCTTCCGCGAGTGGCAGCCCCGGTGCCGACCGTCCGGGCTGTCGACGCAGAGCACCTGGCAGTTTGCCTCGACGTCTTCACCGCCCATGAACAACGGGACGATATGGTCCAGCTCGAAGCCGCTCGGGTACTCCACAATACGACCGCACGCCGCGCAGGACGGATTGCGCTTCCACACGGCGAAGCGCCTCGCCTGGAGTCGGCGGCCCGTGATGCGCCGATCAGCGACAACCGCCACCTTAACCGGCTGGATATCCGCCATCTTGATCGCCGGGCGGTGCATCCGGAGCTTCGGCTTATTCATTGCCCATCACCATGCTCCGGCACCTGCACCCCAGCCCGCTTCGCCAGCCAGCGCGTATACAACCCGCCCGCCACATCGGCGCCGAGCACCGCGACCACACAGCCGATGCCGCCAGCCGCCAGCACCGGAGCACCCGCCGCAAGAGTCAGCATCAGCGAGGCCAGCCCGAACACCGCGCAGGCACCGAACCGCAGCGCCACGCGCTTGGTCAGCTCGCCGCCAGTCATGTCGGCGCCCGAGGCCCGCAGTAGCTCGCCGGACAGACCGGCCAGGGAGATCATGATCACCAGCCACAGAGGCATCTCGCCCAGGGCTTGCTGCTCGGTCGACATCGGCGCTCCTTACCGTCAGGCAGAAAAGAGAAACCCCGCCGAAGCGGGGTTCCAGGGTGACCGGGGGAACGGTCGAGGGGGCACACAGCAAGTGCTCTTTGGTGATGCCCTGCAGACGCAGGAACAACAAGTTGGCGCCTTTGTACCCCTTGACATGCAAAGGCGTAAACCCCGATTTAAAGCCCCTCCTCAATCCTCCCGCAATCCTTCCTCAATCCTGCCGCAATGCTGGAAACTGCCCGGACGAACGGTCAAGCGTCCGACGCTGCCGCAAGCACAGACCGCGCGAATGCCTTGCGCTGGGCCGCCTGCTGCTTGGCCTTGCGCGCTGCATCCTTGCCCGCCTCGCGGGCCCCGCGCGCCCTGGCCTGCTGCGCCTTGAACGCATCGCTGCCCCGCTCGGCGTCATCCACGCGCCGGGCCATCGCCGGCAGACCCTCGGCCAGGGCCGCGTGCAGCTCGTCAACGCGAGTGCGGTAGGTCCGCGGCGAGACCCCCAACCGGCGGCACTGCTCGGCCACGGTCAGGCGCGGCTCATTGCAGTAGCGCACCGACGCCACCAGGTGCAGCACTCGGCCTGCAGCATCGCGGCGCAGCAGATCGGCCAGAGCCATGTCCACCGCCTGAGTTCCCCTGCTCACTTCGACATAGCACTCGATGCTCGACAGGCAGCGATGGCCACCCACACCACGCGCCCCCTCCTCGCCCATGCTGCCCAGCGGCGAGCGCAGGCCGACTTCCAGATTAGGGCGCAGCATCTCCTGCCCCCAGGCGCACAGCAGCACTTCCATTGCCTCGATCATTGGCCACCCCAGGTGAATCGCTGATCCTGATTGCGGCGCCTCTCGGCGGACTCATGGAAGCGCTCGTGGCATGCCGAGCAAATTGCGACCAGCTCAAACAGGAACTCAGCACCGACGTTGTCGTAGCTGAGGTGATGCACCTGATCTGCAGGCTCCACACCGCAACCCTCACAAGTACCGCAGGCGCGCTTCAGCACCAGCTCCCGCTTGATCGCCCACGCTGGCGACTCAAGGTAAGCGCTGTATTGCTCAAACCAAGCAGCCTTCCGGGCCTGCTCTTGCTGCGCATGGCCTTGCGCCTGTCGGGCGCGATAGGCCACTGCGCGACCCGCGTCGAACTCCTGCACATCCAGCGACCCGACCAGCTCGACAACGCGCGCCTTCGCCACCGCAGAACCAACCACCTCCCCACACTGGGTGCACTGGCGGACGTACTGGACGGCGCCGCCGCGGATCGCGCGCCTGGTCAGCTCGACGGCCGCACCGGGGCACTGCTCACAAGCCGGCTGCATGCGACGGCCCTCCATGACTGGTGACGCTGGTGACAGACTGGTGACGCCCCAAACCCTTACAACTCAACACTGTCACCAGTGTCACTACTGTCACATATGTATATTTATTTATTTGATGATGCGCGCGCGTATACGTGCGCGCGTAGTGGTGACACTGGTGACACTGGTGACACGCCCGGAACACGCGGCGTGCAGCCAAATCGACCATGTGACGCATGCTGTGACTCTGGTGACTAATCATGCTGCCACCCGCTGTTCGGCCACGGCCTCCGGCGACCCAGGGCGCAGATACGGCCGAATACGCTCCCCCGTCCCCGGCACCCGCTTCTGCTTCGCCCGCTCCCAGCCCATGCGCTTCAGCACATCGGCCACCCGCCTTTGCTCGGGCTTGCCCATCCGCGCCAGATCCATCTGCAGCGCATGCTTCAGCAGCCCCATGACAGTGACCTCATCAACCGGCCCGGCCTGGCCGGAGGGGTAGAACAGCGATGGGCAGCCGCCCTCGACATACCGCATGACCGCCTCCTCCCAGGGGTCCTCGACATATCGCGCATCCTGCTCGGCAGCGGCCATATCCTTCGGATACTCCCAGTACTTGTAGCCCTGCCGGTACAACGCCAGCGCCTCCGCCCACAACTGCACCCGATAGCGCCGCACAAGCTCAGTATCCGCCTTCCTGCACATCACCGGCAGAAAGCGCCGCGCCCCGCTGGGGTCGCTCAAGTAGTTATCCGTATTCGTCGTCCCGATGAACACGCACTGCCGCGGGTGACTGGTCGCATGCCGATCATACGGCGCCCGGTACTTGTCGTCGCGCCTGGTGATCGTCATCTTCACCTGAGTGATGTCCGCCTTCGAGAAGCTCTGCATCTCGCCGATCTCCACCACCCAGTTACCCTGCATCACCACATAGAAATCCTTGCTCGCCGGCGCCTCGGCTGTCTCCAGGTAATAGGGTGCGCCGAACAGCTCCATGATGCATGTCGACTTGCCCAGGCCCTGCGCACCCTCGAGCACCACCATCTCGTCGACCTTGCAGCCAGGGCACATCACCCGCGCAATCGCCGACACCAGCAGCGACTGCCCCACCTTCTCGGTGTACTCGTTCTTGTCGACCCCGAACACATCCACCATCCACTTGTGCAGACGCTGGTGGCCATCCCACGAGGGCAAGCCATCCAGCCACTCCCGCACCGGATGGCGCTTGTTGTCCCAGGCCACCATCCGCGCCGCCTCGTCGGCAATCGAGCTGCTGCGCAGCCGCAGCCCATAGGTCATCTGCAACCACACCAGCGCCTTGCTCGCGTCCACGTCAGACCACGGCCCCACACCACCATCGACAACCGGCGGCGCCGCGACCTTCTCAATGCGATCGGCGAACTCGTTATACGACAGCACACCCTCCCAGGCCGGATCGTTCTTCAGGATCAGATAGGCATTCGACAGCTCAGGCAGCAGACCCGAATCGTTGCGCCGCAGCAAGGCCCGCCAGTCCTCCTCCGGTGCTTCCCCCCCAAGCTCGGACTCGCGTCCTGCAGCGGACTCATCCTCATTGGCAGGCGCAAGCCCAGCCTGGGGTACAGGCGGCCGGGCTGCTGGCTTCTTCTCCATCCCCAGCATCTTCGCCGCCGCCTTCACCGCCGCGCCCTGGTCCCCGTTGTGCTCCAGCAGACAGAACACATCGAACGCATCGTTCTGATGCTCATTCGCCAGCGGGTCCGCCGCATGGTGCGAGAACACCCGCCCCTCGCTGACAGTCACCCCCGGCAGCCCCGTCTTGCTGTCCGGGTACAGCCACTTACTCCCACGGCGCTTGTAACCATGCGCCGCCAGCAGCTGCTCCACATCGTGCGCCCGGTTGAACGCATCGATCACCGACTCGCCAGCCCCAGAGCGGCCCGATACCCCAGGCTCAGCCTTGCGGCTGGGGCGCGGTTCTTCCCGAATTGCCCATGGGCAAGCCGCTTCGGCATCCCGCTTGAAGAACTCCCAGTTCTGCCAGATCGCCAGCAGCTCCGCCGGCAGCTCCGGCAGCCCATCCAGTGTCGGCGCCGTGCGCCAGGTATAAGGCTTGCCCGTGCCCGGATGGATCGACGGCGGCAACACATCCTGCACCAGCCCGTGGCGCAGCTCGAATACCGTGAAGCGCTTCTTCGCATCGTCCGAGCCCTGCACCGGCCACGCCAGCGCCTTGCGGCCCAGATCGAAGCCCAGCGGCGCGCGGAACATGATCCGGAAGCGCTCCGGGTTGCCAACCACCGTCGGGAAGCGGGACGCCAGCTCATCCACGTCAAGCCCCATCAGATCCGCCAGCACCTGCCGAGTCGCCGGCAGATCATCCACATCCAGCGAGCAAACGCCCGACGGCCCCAGCACCACCCCCATATTGTGCTGCGGGTTGCTCGCCCAGAATTCCGCCGCGGCAGCGGCCTCGGTGAAGTAGCCGCCCGGCTGGTTCCAGCCGTTGCCCTTCGGGAACTTCTGCAGCGGATCGATCGGCACCAGGCACAGCCCGAACACCTCGATATATCGCTTCGCCCATGCCGCCATCTGGCCCGGCTGAATCCCTTCGCTCATCGCCGTAGCTCCATCAGCCCCTGACACTCAACGCACGTCCGCACCCCCGGCAGCGCCTCGCTGCGCCCCTGCGGGATCGGCTCGCCGCACTCCTCGCACTCATGCGCGCTCACACCCTGGTACTGCACCCGCCGGGCAATCGCCCGCTGGCGTTCGGCCTCTTCCGGCTCGGCCGCCATCTCGAAAGCGCGCTCATCCATGGGCCACCTCCAGCGACTGCTCGGCGCCGGCGATAATGCCGATGATCTTCCCCACCACCCGGTTGCCGTGGAAGCGCATGGCCTCCACCTCGTGGCGCTCCCATTGCCCGTCAGCCAGTGCGCTATGCAGGCTCAGCACGAACTCGGCTTCCGCCTGCAGCAGACGGCCCAGCGCCTGCAGCGTCTCGCGGGTCGCCGGTACCGGGCTGGGCACATACGCCACCGCCCCGGCCGGGCGCACCAGTGCGGCCAGCAGGCGCGGGTCCTGAGTGATGGCAACGATTTCCTCGATCCACTCCGCGCGGATCGGGCGGCAGAGATTGGGGCTCAGCGCCTTGGTCAGCGCGTCGCAATCGACGCCCATTGTGAGCGCGACGGCATTGATGCCGCCGCGATAGTCGCGACAGGCGCGGTAAAGCGCCTGCCGGAGGTCGAGAACCGGGCCAGTGCCCGGCAGCAGATCGGTACGACTCATGGCGATAAAACTCCCTTATCGCCGTAGCCATAAAGCGGCCGAGTGGCCTACTCTACGACTGCGGCCTTGCTGTGTCGCAACGAAGAGGGATTGACCGTGGTGGGTTGCCCTCTTCACCCCGGATACCAGCCTCGGCAGGTATCCAACAGCCCAGCAAATTCTTGTCGGAGGATGCTGGGCGGAACCGGGCGGCCAACCAGCCGCCCGGTTTTTTTTATGGCTAGATCCGGCGCTCACTCCAGCGCCGGCTGCATTTCTCAGGCGGCCCTCTTACCGCCCTTACGCCCAACCGGGCGAATTTCTACAGCTTGAACCTTATCGCCGCCCAGACTCCGCACCCGGATATCTCGTTCAGATGCGAGCATCTGAGATACAGCGCCCTGTGAAACGCCGATCAGCTCGGCTACCTGCGGCTGAGTTTTGCCTTTCGCGAACTCCCGCAGAGGAACACCAATGTCATCAACCATGGAAGCATCCTCACATGCTCTACAGGGCAAGATATTAGCCTAGGGAATTTTTTCGAACAAGGAGAATATTAGCTAAGCGGTTTTTATTTCATAACGATAGCTAATAATATGGTCGAATGAGCACAGAGCATGCAGACACCATTCGCCAAGAGGCCGCGCGCCTCAAGGCCATCTATAACGACCGCAAGCGCCAGGACAAGGCTCTGAATCAGGCCGTCCTGGCCGAGTGGTGCGGCTGGTCATCACAAGGCACTGTCAGCCAATACATGACCGGCGGGATGGAGCTCAACCTTGAGGCGCTGCTGAAATTTGCAGCGGCCTTGGCGTTTGATCCGTCAGAAGTGAGCCCCCGGCTTGCCGCCCTGATCAGCCGGGCTGGTGGCGGCACAGAGCCTCACCTACTGCCTGGCCGCGCCCTGGGCGGCGCCGCCCGATGCAAGGAAGAACCATCCATCATCACTCTCACCCCCATGGACGTCTGGTCTGACGAAACACCACTGGGCGAGGATGAGGTGGAGATCCCGTTCTTCAAGGAAGTCGAACTGGCAGCAGGCAAGGGATCCGAAGTCATGCTGGAAACAGGCGGCAGGAAGCTCCGCTTCGGTAAGCGCACCCTACAGCGCAAAGGCATTCCTCCCGAGGCGGCAGCCGGTGCGGTTGTCACCGGCAACAGCATGGAGCCGGTCCTGCCCGATGGCAGCACCATCGGCGTCGACACCTCGCGCACCCAGGTCACCGACGGGCAGATGTACGCCATCAGCCACGAGGGCCAACTCAGGGTGAAGGTGCTGTACCGCCAGCCCGGCAACGGCCTGCGACTGCGCAGCTACAACAGCGACGAACACCCCGACGAGCGCTACGACGGCCCCTACGTCGCCGAGCACATCCGCATCATCGGCAAGGTGTTCTGGTACTCAGTGCTGATATGATCACAGCCCGACACAAGCACCAGCTCACCGACAAACGCCCTCGGTAACAGCCATGACGCAAAAGCACGCAGACTTCGATGCCTTCATGGCCGAGATTGAAGCAGACCCAGTCAATGCCCAGGCATTGGCGGATGCTGACTCTTGGATCGTCGAGACCTTCTATACGTCGGAACCCGAAGCGCTCCGCTCGACCAGGCTCCGCAATGGGATGTCACGCAGCAGCTGGCCACCCAGTGAAATCAAGAAGTGAGGTCAGGATGATCGAGCCCCCAGATCAAGACGACGAAGTAGCCTTTATCCTCAGTCTCAGCACGACCCAAGTGAAGTCCACCGCGGTCAGCCTCGGGCACGGCGCTGCATGCTCCGCCTGCAAGGCAAGCAAATGGATTCTGGCGTCCTACGAGGACAAACCCACCATCCTCAACATCCCAATGGTCAACAATCCAGACCTGGCCGCGTGGTTTTTCAACATGCAGTGCACTCAATGCGGCCTGAGCAAACTGATCAGCGTGAGCGTGATCGTAGACAAACTGAGGAGCATGGAGCCGCAGGATGGCCAGTGACAACGTCTTCCCGCTCAACCCCAAGCACACGCCCAGGCGTGACAAGCCGCGCGGTCCGCCCGATACTACGGGCAACGGCAATCCACCCGGAGGCGGCGATATGGAAAAGCGCGTTGAGGCACTCGAGAAAGAAATGGGTAATCGGTTTTCAGTGTTGACTCAGGGTTTTCTTAAAGACTTAACAATAGGTTAGTTGATTCGGCTTTTAGTGTTGTTATAATTGGGTCACAGCACACCAAGGAGAGCTGCTATGACTGAGAATCAGCGTGATCGCGTAGTCCATCCGGATGGATTGGCCGTAATAAGAAAAAACAGCACCGGAGCAATGACCGACTTCGACGTTACGTCGCAGCGGTGCCGGGAGCCGTCTGATTCGCACGCCGAGTTGTGTGAAGAAATAGGCGGCATGAAATCAGTGAATTCCATGCTCTGTCAGGAACTCAAGAGCCTGACACTCCATGCGCGCACCACGGGCGGAACAGCAGGCCCTGATGCTGCTTTGATGCTGGCGTGCGAGAAGGCTGAGCACGCGCTGTCGATTGGCGGAATTGGCAAGTCCTACATGGAAGGCGCGGATGCAGCTTCGGAGCAAATCCGGCGGACGGACATGATCCATTGCTCGTGCGGCGATGCGTATCCATCTACCAGCTACGGCGCCGGCTTCATCGACGGATCTGGGATGTGCCCGAACTGCGATGCTGCGATCCCTGCGCGAGATATCCCCGCCCCGCCGGATTCCGAGGTAGAGGCGCTGCGGAAGGATGCGGAGCGGTATCGGTGGCTGCGCCGCAGGATCGCCGTCTCCCAGCTGAGCGTACCTGGCGCTGAGTGCAGCAATACCGTTGACGGCATTGACTCCGGAATCGACGCCGCGATGGAGCGCATCCAGTGAATCAGCCTCTTTCCATCCTCCATCCGCTCAACGTGCAGATCGTGGACTTCCAGGAGGACGACCACGATCTGGAGTTCAAGATCGAGTTCCCGGAGCCCGAGTTCTGCACCTCCTGCGGTGCCATTGGCCAGTCAATCCGCTTCTCGAAGAAGCTGACCAAGTACGTTGACCTGCCCATTCGCGGGAAGCGCGTTGTGCTCTGGGGCATGCGGCGCCGCTACAAGTGCAAGACCTGCAACAAGGTGTTCTCGCCGGCCCTGCTGGACTTTGACGAGACGCACCGCATGACGGCGCGCTGCCATGCCCACGTCATCAAGCACGCCATGACCAGCACGAACGCCTCTGTGGCGCGCGAGCTTGGCGTGGATGAGTCGGTGATCCGGCGCGCTCTGCGTGACTACTGCGCGGCCAAGGAGGCCGTCTACAGGCCCATGCTGCCGCGCGTTCTCGGTATCGACGAGCTGATGGTCGGCGGAGAGTACCGCTGCGTCATGATCAACCTGGAAGAGTCGACGATCATCGACGTGCTGCACAACCGGAAGAAGGCGCTGATCGAGAACTACATCGCCAACATGCGCGGCCGGGACCGCGTTGAGGTGGTGTGCCAGGACATGTTCCACCCCTACAAGGACGTGTCCATGGCCTGGCTGCCGAACGCCACTGTGGTCATCGACAAGTTCCACGTTGTCCGGTACGCCAACGACGCCATGGACGAGATCCGCAAGCGCATCAAGCGCGGGCTGACGGTAGCCCAGAAGCGCGCGCTCAAGGGCGACCGCAAGCTGATGCTGATGCGCCGGCACGACCTGGACGCGATGAGCCAGATCAAGATCCAGACGTGGTTCGACCAGTTCCCTGAGCTGGGGGCCGCGTACAGGCTCAAGGAGACGTTCTTCGACATCTGGAAGTGCAAGAGCCGGATCAGCGCCCAGGCCGCCTATGACCGCTGGAAGTCGCACATCCCAGAGGACCAGGTGAAGGACTGGAAGGTCGTCACGACGATGATGAACAACTGGGGCGAGTACATCTTCAACTACTTCAACTTCGTGCCCCAGCGCTACACCAACGCGCTCACGGAGTCGATCAACCGCTACCTGCGTGACGTGAACCGGAATGCCCGTGGCCTGAGCTTCGCGATGTTCAGGGCCAAGGTCATGTTCACCCTGGAGCACAAGGTCAAGGCGCCCGAGACAAAGCGGATCGCCCCCTTCCTGGCCAGGGTTGGTAGCGCACCCGAACCGATCGAGGAAGAGGTGGTTGATTACGGTGTTCCGATCAGCAGCATCGTGAAGCTTTTCACCGAAGACCGCCGCCGTCAGGTGGAGGGCTAACAACACACACCCATCATTTCACTGAGGGGTATTCAGGAAGGGGTGAACAACACCCTGCCCCGAATACCCAAAGAAATCCCTGCCATCAGGGAGCGCCTCGCACGCATCGAGTCCAAGCTCGAGTCCATCGAGAAGCACGGAGCCAGCAAGGCCGACATAGCCAGCTCGGAGTCGACACTGATCAAGTGGTTCGTCGCTACCGCCTTCGCCATGACCGGCCTGGCTTCGGCCATATCCTTCGGGCTTGCGCGCCTACTCAGCTGAACATTGCCACCGCCGCAGCAACCAAAGCCCGCACCGCGCGGGCTTTTTCATGCCCGCTCGAAACAAAAAAGCACAGCTCAGCAAATATTATTTGCACAGCTATTTACATTAAAAATTGCCTGCGCTAATTTAGCCCCGTACCCACCACGGTCACGGAGCAACTCCCATGCGCACAGCAACCGCAACCCTGCACGTCCACCCGGCGTGCGCCTGCAACCCCCGCATCGTCGCCGCCATCCAGGTGTCGACCGGCATGCTGGCCGTCATCCACGGCGGCCAGCCGCGTCTGGTAGCGCGTAAACCGGCAGGCACCACCCTGCCGGCGCCGTTCCCCCGCTCTCCGTTTGGGGGGAATGCGGCATGAAATCCATCAACGAACTGACCCTGCTGATCCTCGACACCATCCTGCGCATCAACGCAGAGGGCCACTGGCACGGGAATTTCTTCTGCTCCGGGATCAGCGGCCGCGTTGAGGTGTACTTCCGCCCTGCCGACTTCGCCTATATGGCGCCGCTCGGCGAGCAGCCGCGCATGGATCTCCGCTCCGCCTATGCCGACCTGAAGGCCTACGACGACGAAGCCGAGCAGATGACAGCGTTCGAGGACCTGCTCAAGTACGTCAACCTCTACCTGCAGCCACATCCCGCAGAGCCGCTGCCGCCCGGCGTGTCGATCTTCGACATCATCACCGGCACCGCCGCATAGGGAGGCCGACCATGAACCGCACCCTCGCCCAGGCTGCCGCAGTACTCGGTATCGGCCCGCGCAAGCTGCGCAACCGGCTACGCGAAATGGGCCTGCTCAACCACGCCGGCGAGCTCATCAGCACCGAGCGCGGCAAGGGCCGGCTCTATGTCGACACCCGCAGCCGCTGGAACCGCAGCATCGGCACCTGGAGCCACTACGGCGTGGTCATGGTCACCGAAGCCGGCGTGAGCTGGCTGGCCGAACAGCTGGGCATCCCCGTAACCCGCAAGGAGCACGCCGCGTGAGCAGTACCTACGAACAGTTGCTGCGCCGCTACGACAGGCCCTGCCTGCCGCTGGACGAGGTGCGCGAGGAGTACCTGCCGCACATCGGCAGCATGGACTACCTGATGGATGAGATCCGCACCGGCCGCATCCACCTGCGCTACACCCGGCTGCACGGCACCCGCAAGGCGCAGCCGGTCGTGTACCTGCGCGACCTCGCCACCTGGCTCGACGCGCAGGACCCGCACCACCAACCGAGCACCACCCAAGCCACCGCCTCCGACAAGGCCGCATAACCACCACAGAGAGAGACACAGCATGAAAGCCACCGATACCAGCGACTTCATCCAATCACTGAATGCCGGCGTGTTCGCCCAGCAGGTCGGGCGGGCGCTGTCCGACGTAGCCGCCGGGGTCATCGACCACAACAAACCGGGCGAGGTGACCATCAAGTTCAAGATCAAGCAGATCGGCCAGTCCACCCAGGTGGCCGTGAGCCACACCCTGGACTACGTGCAGCCGACCAAGCGCGGCAAGAAGCGCGAGGACACCACGCTGGACACCCCGCTGTACGTCACCGAGCAGGGCCTGACCCTGTTCCAGACCAACCCGACCGACCAGCTGTTCAGCAAGGACGATGCCCCGGTCATCGCCCGCGCCGTTTAACCACCACACGCAACCCACCACAAGGAACCACCGCATGTCCCTCAGCAAAGAAGCCATCCAGCACATCGAAGCCCAGGCCCTGGTAGCCGCTGCAACGTCCATCACCACCAGCGCCGGCACCCTGGCAGTCCTGCCGGAGTCCGTCACCCTGCGCAGCCTCGAGCAGTTCGAGCAGGGCCGCTACCGCTTCCGCGGCGCCCTGAACACCCACAGCCTGCTCGACTTCGCCGACTACACCATGAACCGCATGGGCCTCGACCCGGCGCATGGCTTCGTCGACCAGGACGACATGTCCTGCAAGGTGTTCTTCAACCTCGGCACCGAAGAGGCTCCCGGCCACTGCGACGACACCGCCACCCTCACCCTCAAGCCCACCGCCGCCTACCGCGCCCTGCAGCAGATCGCCGGCAAGCAGCTCAGCCAGAAAGACCTTGCCGAGTGGATGGAAGACTGGCACGCCAACATCAAGGCCGAGAGCGAGGACGGCGCCGCGATGGGCATCGCCCAGGCCATCGCCGCCGTGCGCAACATCACCATCAAGGCCGCCAGCGAACGCACCCACGCCGAGAACAACTTCAGCGCCCAGCGCAGCGCCATGGACGCCATCGAAGCCAAGAGCCAGGACACCCTGCCGGGGGCCCTGCACTTCGCCTGCATCCCCTTCGAAGGCCTCGGCCAACGCGTGTTCACCCTGCGCCTGTCCATCCTCACCGGCGGCGACAAGCCGGCGCTCAAGCCGCGCTGGGTCGGCGAGGAGCAGCAGCGCGAAGAGATCGCCCAGGAGTTCAAGGCCGTGCTGCAGCGTGAAGTCGGCGGCGCCGCCAGCCTGACCCTCGGCACCTTCAACCCCGGCAAGTAACCCTCAGCCGCAACCGCCCGCTTCCGGCCCACCACATCCGCCGGAAGCGGGCCACAACCAAGGGACACAGCACATGGACCTCACCACCACCCAGATCTACGCCCTGATCGGCATCGCTGCCTTCCAGCTCGCCGGCGCCGCCATCCTCTACTGGATCGCCAGCACCAAGGGCTACCGCACCGGCCGCCTGCACGGCTACCGCGACGGCATCGAGGCAACCACCGACGAGCTCGAGCCGCAGCTGCACGAGATGACCACCCGCTGCACCAGCGCCGAGCGCCTGCTCACCGCTGCCCGCAACGAGGTGCGCCGCCTCGAGGACGAGCGCGACCAGAACCACCGCAACGCCCGCGAGGCGCTCGAGGAGATGACCCAGCAGCTGGCCGACGCCCAGGTGCTCAACGACAAGCACGCCGCGCTGTTGTGCGAGTCGGCAGAAACCCTCCGCCTGGCCGCCCACTTCTGGCGCCCGCTCAACGCAACCCTGAAGGCCGACGCGGCCGCCAGCCAGGCCAACCAACTGCGCGACCTCGCCGCCTGGCTCAAGCCGCAGACCCAACCCCAGCACATGGAGCGTGCAGCATGACCACCACCATCCGCCAACGCGCCCAGATCGGCGCCGCCTGGTCGCTTTCCGGCGTCACCGCAGTGACCGTCGCCCTGGCAGTCACCGCGCTGATCACCGATCCGGTACTCGCCCTGCTGTTCGCCGGCGCCTTCGTGGTGCTCGACCTGGTCAAGTACTCCCTCTGGCCGACCGCCCGCGAGGCCATCGCCACCGGCCGCACCTTGGCAGGTGGGGCGATGATCGCCGTAGCCTTCGCGCTGGCCGCGGTCAGCGCCTGGGCAACCGCCGAGACCCTGACCACCGCGATCAACGCCCGCAACGCCCAGCACCAGGCCCACCAGCAGCGCATCGCCGACCTCGAAGCCACCCGCACCGCCGCCGCCCAGGCGCTCGACCAGCTCGCCGCCGAAGCAGCCGCGACCCGCACCCAGGCCGACGCCCTGCGTGCCCGCGGCATGGCCACCCCGGCGCTCAACCTGGAAGCCGCAGCCCTCGCCCGCATCGACGCCCACCGCGCCGACGCCCGCGAACGGATGGACAGCACCGCCCGCGAGCTGGCCACCCTGCGCGCCCAGCCGGCGCCCGCCGCCCTGCCAGCCGATCTGGCCCCGCTGCTCGGAATCGGCCTGGCCCTCGCGCTGGAAATCGTCCCGGCCCTGCTGCTCACCACCCTGCGCGCACAACCGGAAACGCCCAGCACCCCAGGGAAGCCGGCAGAAACCGCCCCGGAAACCACAGAAACCGCCGTCCCCGGCGCGGAATTGCACGGCGACGACGCCCAGCTGCTGCAGACCCTGCTGACCAACAGCACGGAAACCAACCCAGGCACCCCGATAAAGCTGCGCGAGTTCGCGAGAACCAACCGCATCGGCAACCTGCGCGCCGCCAACCTGTTCCGCATCGCCGCCGACCTCGGCGCCCTGCGCAAGACCACCGCCGGCTACGTCGCCGCCTGAGGACCAGACCATGATCAACCAGACCCACATCGTCATCGACCTGGAAACCATGGGCATCGGCACCAACGCGGCCATCGTCGCCATCGGCGCCGTGCGCATCGAGCGCGGCCAGCACACCGCCGAGTTCTATCGCATCGTCGACCTGGCCAGCAGCCTCGCCCACGGCGGCACCACCGACGCCAGCACCATCAGCTGGTGGCTCAAGCAGAGCCCCGAGGCACGCGCCGAAGTCGACGGCAGCCAGCAGCCGGCCAACTTGTACGACGCCCTCTGGGGCCTGCGCGACTTCATCCAGGCGCGCGATGAGGCCCGCCTCTGGGGCAACGGCGCCACCTTCGATCTGCGCATCCTCGGAGAGGCTTACGACGCTTTCCACGAACCCCGCCCTTGGGATTTCCGCCTGGAACGCGACCTGCGCACCATCATCGAGCTGTACCCCGAGGCCAAGGACGTCGGCGAGTTCGATGGTATTCGCCACCACGCCCTGGCCGACGCCTGTCACGAGGCCAAGCAGCTGCGCAAGGCGCTGCGGATGCATGCCGGCCCGGCCGAGAGCCGCACCGTGCTGAACGACCTGCTGCACCAGGCCACCGATGTACTGACCAACGTAGACGCCAGCATGCCCGAACGCCTGCAGTTGGCCCGCAACATCGAGGGCGAGCTGAGCAACAACCCGCTGCTGCCCCAGGTGGAACGCGAGGAGGTGAGTCATGGCTGAGCAACGCCAGACCTACACCCTCGACGCCAACGGCCAGCCGCTCACCGTGCACCAGGACGGCGTCAGCATGCCGGCCGACCACTCGTTCGCCTGCGTCAACGAATACGTGCACGACCCGGAACGCCACTTCGAGGAGCTGCAGGGCCTGGCCCTCGGCATGGCCTGCGAGATCGACAAGCTGCGCGCCGTCATCGCCCAGCAGCCTACCCCGGGAGTGAAGATCGACGAGAACGCCGAGTTTGAAAAGTGGCGCAACGAACAGGTCGCCGTGCTGGAGCGGAACGGCCACCCCGCCGGCGCCAGGGCTTTTCGCGAGCTGGGCTCAGTGCAATGGAGTGGGTGGCAGGCCCGCGCCATGCTCGCCGCCGAGCAGCCGGACACCGTGCGCGTTCCGGTCGAAACCCTGCAGCACATCCACCGCGATCTCGACGCCTGCCAGAAAGTCATCTGGCTGGCCGGCTGCCGCCCTCGCGGTTACGGATTCGATCCGGCGTATGTGAGCGACGCCCAGGCCAGGCTGAAAGAAATCGAGGCCCTGCTGGGTAAGGAGGCCACCGATGCGTGACGCCCTGACCACCCTGCGCAAACTCCCGGCCGCGATCGCCCGCCTCGCCGAGCTGCCCGCCGGCAGCCCGGTGGTGCACGTCAGCGCCCCGGCCCGCCAGCGCCGCCTCGACGGCGTGTTCTTCGACCGCGGCCAGAACACCTGGTTGGCCAAGCTCGACGGCAGCGCCACCTGCCAACCGCGCGACCTGCGCCTGCCCGGCGACCAGCTCGACCTACTGGCCCCTGCCGACTGCGGGAGGGCCTTCGCATGACCAGCCTCGCGCACTTCAATACCCAGTTCGGCCTCAACTTCACCGGCGAGATCCTCGTCGACCTTTTCGCCGGCGGCGGCGGGGCCAGCACCGGCATCGAGCAGGCACTCAACAGGCCGGTCGACGTAGCCATCAACCACAACCCTGACGCCGTGAGCATGCACACGCTCAATCACCCACATGCGCGCCACTACCTGAGCGACGTCTACGAGGTCTGCCCGCTGGAGGCCAGCGCCGGCCGCCCGGTCGGCCTGCTGCACGCCTCGCCAGACTGCACCCATCACAGCCAGGCCCGGGCGGGCCAGCCGCGCAGGCGCAAGACCCGCGCCCTGGCCTGGGTAGTAATCAAGTGGGCGGGCACGCTGGCCAAGCAAGGCCGCGCGCCGCGCGTGATCACCCTCGAGAATGTCGAGCAAATGCTGCAGTGGGGGCCGCTGGTGGCCAAGCGCTGCGCCAAGACCGGCCTCGTAGTGAAGATCGACGGAAGCATTGCCGCCCCCGGCGAGCGCGTGCCGGTCGCCGAGCAGTACCTGGTGCCCTGCACCAAGCGCCGCGGGCGCAACTGGCAGCACTTCGTCGCCGCTCTGCGCGGCCTTGGTTACGCCGTCCAGTGGCGAGCCTATGCAGCCAGCCTGCACGGGGCCGCCACCCTGCGCAAACGGCTCTATTTGGCCGCCCGCCGCGATGGCGTAGCGATCCGCTGGCCCGATCCGTCGCACTTCGCCAAGCCAGCACGCCGGCAGCGCAAGATGAGCAGCGCGGCCGACCACATCGACTGGTCGATCCCTTGCCCGTCGATCTTCCTCGACGCCGAGGAAGGAAAGGCGCTCAAGGTGCGCCGCCCACTGGCCGAGAAGACCCTGGCGCGACTGGCGAAGGGAATCAAGAAGTTCGTCATCGACAACCCATCCCCCTTCATTGCGCCGGATGGCGCCCTCGCCAGCCTGACGGCAATGGCGCAGAACGTGACCGGCATCGACCCGAGCGAGCCGCTGCCGACCGTGCTGGCCGGCGCCGCGCGGTTCGCCGCGGTGAAGTGCGAGGTTGCGCCACTGATCACCGAACACGCGAACGGCAGCAACCAGCGGAACATGCCGGCGAACGAGCCGCTGCGCACCATCTGCAGCGAGGTGAAGGGCGGACACTTCGCCCTGGCGGTCGCTTACCTGGCCCAGCAGAACGGCGGCTTCAACGAGACGCCCGGGCACCCACTGACGCAGCCGATCACCACCATCACCAACACGGGCAGCCAGCAGCAGCTGGTGACCGCCAGCCTCCTGACCCTGCGAAAGAACTGCGTGGGGCGCGAGCTGACCGAGCCGCTGTCGGTGATCACCGCCGGCGCTGAGCACCACGCCCTGGTTGCATGCACGCTCTCGCCCGATGTCGAATCCGGCGCGCTGAAGGTGGCCGCCTTCCTGAGTAAATACTACGGCCAGGGCGACGGGCAGGACCTGCGCGAGCCGCTGCACACGATCACCACCAAGGACCGGATGGCCCTCGTCACGGTCACCGTGCGCGGCACGCCCTACGTCATCGTCGACATCGGCATGCGAATGCTGACGCCGGCCGAGCTGTACGCCTGTCAGGGGTTCCCGAAGGGCTACATCTTCGACCGCGGCCACGACGGCCGGACCTTTTCGAAGAAGGTCCAGGTGCGCTTCGTCGGCAACAGCGTCAGCCCACCACCGATGCGCGCCCTGATCGCGAGCCTGTTCGCCGATGAACTGCAGCTCGAGGAGGCAGCATGAAAGAGCGTCCGATCCTGTTCAGCGGGCCTATGGTCCGCGCGATCCTCGAGGGGCGGAAGACCGTCACTCGCCGCGCGGTGAAGGGAAACCAGATCCCGAAGGAGAACGCCAGCGAGTCCGATCCGGCGCTGCGCTGGACAGCAGTTGGCCAGAACGACTCGCGCTATGGATTCATCGTCAACGGATCGACAGCAACGGAATGCGCGCAAAAGTTGGCGAAGTTCGGCCGCTGCCCTCATGGACAGCCAGGTGACCGACTGTGGGTGCGGGAAACGTGGGCAGAAGAACACCCACTCGCTGTTCAAGAGGGTCGATATTTCCAGCTCGGGCGGGCGGGAATTCCAGGGCCGCCCGGCGTTGAATATCACGTCATCTACCGCGCCGACGGTGAACCCCTTCAAGTATGGCGCCGCGCTGACCACCAGCACCCGTACTTCACGCAGGAAGGCCCGGCTGATAGCCGACATGAGAAGTTCCCCACGGTGCACAGCAACTACGCCCGCGGCGGAAAAGCGATCTACTGGAATCCATCGATTCACATGCCCCGCTGGGCAAGCCGCATCCTGCTGGAGATCACCGCCGTCCGCGTCGAGCGGCTGCAGGACATCACCAACGAGCAGGCCATAGCCGAGGGCATTGGGGAACCTCTTGACGAGCGTTACGCGGTGCAAGACGAGTTCCGTCCGCTGTGGGATTCGATCAACGGTGCTGGCAGCTGGGATGTCAACCCATGGGTTTGGGTCGTTGAGTTCAAGAGGGTTACCCCATGAGCAAACGCAAAAAGAACAACCCTCGCGCCCGTGTCGAGCGCTTCTCGCGCGCAATCCTGCGCCAGTTCCGCGTCGCCGTGGTCAACATCGACCCATCCGGCCGCCAGGGCATGATCGACTACGGTACAGCCAAGAACATCCCGCCGGGCCAGCGCATCGCCGACGCCGTCTGCGACATCGCCCACCCGTGGGTCATCTACTTCGGCGTCTTCTGCCGCGACCAGTTCGGCCGCCAGTACATCAAGGCCAGCGAGGTTGCCCCCCAGGGCATCTACCGCTCGGACAGCCTCGCCGGCGTCATCGAGGAGTACTACCTGGCGCTGCGCGACAGCTGCAACCCGGCGCACATCGTCGGCTCCGGCTGGATCGCCAACCCGAGCGGCGTCTCGCTCGACGAACAACAGGCCGCACGCATATTCGAGGCCGTCGGCGCCTGGAACCAGATCAAGGAGGCAGCATGATCGGCATCCCCGAAACCGGCACCCTGCAGCACAGCCGCATCAGTGCCAACGTCAACACCGGCTACCAGCTGACCACCGCCGACGGCCGCCCAGCCCGCCTGGCCATCATCGACGCCGACGGCAACATCGTCGAAGCCGGCGACACCGTGGCGCGAGAGGCCTGGAACGTGTGCATCGCCGTGCAGAAGAACTTCTGGGTCGGACAGGGCCACTTGATAGTGCACAGCGCGCCGCCAGGCATCCAGCGGCCGAAAGAACAGGCGGCCTAACCCGCGAAATCCTCCCCGGCGCACCACTCCCCGGTGCGCCGGTCCACCCGCAACAGCCGCGGCATGCCGCCACGCGGCACCATCAACAGATCGATGGTTCCCCCATCCCGCCCGTCCGGCGCAATCCCCCGCATGTAGATCACCAGCCGCTCGAACGTGTCCAGCATCAGCTGCCGCACCTGCTCGCGCGCGCCGTGGTCGCCCTGCTCGACCAGGGCTGCCAGCTCGGCCCAGCGTTCAGCCTGCGCCGGGGCAGGACGCGAACCGCGCACCGCCAGCTCGCGCTCCAGCTGCTGCACCTGCGCCTGCGCCTCGCCCTGCTGCTGCTCCAGCTCCCGGGCACGGCGCACGAACGCCAGCGGCGCAGCGCCGCTATCGTCAGCCAGCAGCGCATCGGTCACCCGCTCCAACTGCCGGCCCAGCTCCTCAACCTGCCGCCGCGCCCCGGCCAGGCGCTCGCGCAGATCGCCGCCATCGCCCGACGCCCCGCGCAACCGCTCAAGGTTCATCTGGTCCGCGCAGTAGCTCAGCAGCGCCCGCTCGACCGGCACCACGCTGCAGCTGCCGCCCGCCTTGCAGCCGCCATTCTTGCTGTACGACGTGCAGTGCAAGCGGCGATGCCCATCGGCGATCGTACCGTCTGCCCGGCGGCGACCGAGCAGGTTCTGCGCGACCAGCGCCGTGCCACAGTAGCCGCACCACGCCAGCCCGACCCCGGTCACGATGCCCGGAATCTCCCCCGCACCGCGACGCCGGTACCGCTGCCCGGCCAGCTGCTGCAGATCGTCGAACTCGGCATCGCTCAGCAGTCGCGGATAGTAGTCCTCGAGGAGGTACTCCTCGCCCGCCACCGCCAGGCGCTTGGCTCCGCGCAGCGCCGGCAGCCGCACCAGCCGATAGATCTGCTGGCCAGCGATGCCCCAGCCGGTGAGCATGTGGCCCTCCTCGTGCATCAGCTTCGACGCCCGCCCAGCGCCCAGCCCCTGCCGGTACAACTCCAGCGCCCGCCGCACCGCTTCAACCCGCTCGGGGACCAGCTCCCAAGCCTCGCCCGTCCAGCGCAACCACTCCGGATCCTTGCCGTTGCGAATCAGCCCCCGATAGTTGCCGGCCTGCCAGCCCTCGCACAGCCGCCGAATCGACGCCCGCACCCGCTTGCTTTTGGTGTCGCTCTCCTCATGCGCGCGAATCATCACCAGCAGCGAGTACACCAGATCCATCGGCTGCGCCTTGAGGCCCGCGCGGTTGTACTCCCGTCCGTCGCTGGCGGTCACCACCGTGATACCCGCATTGATGATCTGCGCGAGCTGCGCCTGCGCCTGGATCGGCTCCGCCCGGCTCAACCGGTCCAGTCCCTCGACGATCAGCACCGACCCGCTCGGAATCAGCCCATCATCCACCGCCCGCAGGAACACCCCGAGCGCACCCTGCTTGACGTGCTGCTGGTGGAATGCCGACAACCCCTCATCCCGCAGCGACAGCGACTCATCCAGCTGCAT